CATACCGTTTGATAGCTGTGACAATCTGCTCACCAATCTGAGCACCGTTAGCACCCATCCCAGCGTTCACAGTGATATTGATTTTCGCGCCCCCACCCATCTGATTGTTAGGGATGATAGTGCCACCACCCTGATTAGGCACAAACAACTCAGGACCCATCTCGCCAACCAGGTAAGGTCTGCCACCAAGAACAGGACCACCCACAGCTCTAGTGGGCACAGGTCCCACAGACAGTTGATCAAAACCAAGAACAGCGTTCCTGATTCCTTCACCAATAAACTTACCTAAACTGTAAGGCAAAACCTTTTGAACATCGGTGCCTAGCTGTTTCAGTTGCTCAATAGTGGTAGTGCCACCCTTACCTTGCAGTAGATTGATGGTGTCATTGATGATACCCAGGGCAGTACCAATGTTCTCCAGGTTTCGCCCAAGCTGGCCCAAACCATTGAGCAGACTATTTTTCGTCAAGTCTGCAAGGAAGTTACCCACATCAGACTCCACAAAACGGTTTGCCTCAGCAGCAATTACACCAAACCCTGCCGAGATGGTAGCCATGCCCTCTTGAAAACGAGTGTCCTCAAAGATTTCCTTGACAGCAGGGAGAACCTTCTCGCCCAGCAGCTCCTCAATACCATCAACGATTTTGTCAATAGAGTTGAAAATTGCAATGAAGCCCTGCTCAATCGGCTCTTTGTTCTCATTCATCCATTCAGAGAAGTCCTCAAGCCGAGGATTGATGTGCTCAAGTAGCGCATCACCAATAGGAATAAGGCTTTCTTTAGCCGTCTCCATCGCCACAGCAAACTTATTTGCTGCGGTGTCTTGGACAATCGCTAGCGCCTCATCGAGAATCCCCACATCATCAGCCATCAAGCGCATGATTTCTGCGTTGTCCTCAGCGTTAGCGCCCATAAGGTCAAGAACACCCATCAAGGCGCGAATGTTGCCAAACACAGATGAGGCAGCTTCCTCGTTATCCCCAAATCTTTCTTTCAAAGTTTGTAGGGTAGACAACAACCCTTCCTCGCGGATTTGGTCACGCAATCCTTGAGCTGAAAGACCCATGTCTGCTAGTGCTTCATTTGCTCCTACGGTAGGGCTCAGGATGGTTGCCATGACCTGTCGCAACTGAGTAGTCGCAATCCGCGCATCAGAACCAGTCTTTGACATGGCAGCAACAGAACCGGCAACCTGATCGAATGAGATACCCATTTCAGCAGCGATAGGCAACACCATGCCGAGCGCATCTGCAAAGTCAGCAGGCTCAGCTTTACCCAAACGCACAGCTTCAGCCAAAATATCCACAGCCTTAGTACCGCTTAGGTTTTCAGCACCAAAGGCGTTCATTGCCGAGGTTGCAAGATCCGCAATAGTCTTGGTCTCACCCAAACCAATAGCAGTACCCTTCAGGGCTGCCTCTAAGACTTCTGTAGCCTGAGCGCCACGCAAACCAGCAGAGGTGATGAAGAACAGCGCCTCACCGGCCTCATTAGCGCTAACACCAAAAGAGGGTCCTAGCCTTCTCGCAGCCTCCTCTAGTTCGCCAATTTCATCAGCGGTAACACCCACCAAACCTTGAATCTTGGCAAAGGTGGACTCAAAGGTTGCAGCTTCACGCACACTAGCGACACCCACCGCAGCGATAGCACCGGCAGCAATCCTGCCCACATCTACTGCAAAGTTCTGGAAGTTAGCCAGAGCTCGCGTAGCGTTGTTTAGCCCCTTACCATCAAACTTAGTTACCAGGGGAATAAAGATAGCCATTAGAATCCTGCCTTACGCATTGCTAGTTCTCTGGTTGCATCCTGCATAAACTTCTTGATTGCTCTCTCACCGATACCCTCAATCTGTGGATAACGCTTCACTGCGGAATCATAAACAAAGTATCCACCGCGCCCCCTGATTGGTTTATACGCCCTAATGCCTTTATTGAAAGCCTGCCCCTGCCCATTTATTCTGTGCTGTAGCCCAGAGTATCCTCCGCGCTCATACACTCTTGAGAAGCGTGCCCCTGGTCTCCTGGAGGATCCTGCAAGCTCAGCGTAATCAAAACCGATACCGCCACCAGCGCGAGTGCCCCCAGTGAACTTCATTGCAAGTAAGCGACTAGCGCCACCGCGAGCACGCCCAGGAGTAAAGGACACAGAGGAACGCACAGTCCCAGTCCATCGAGTCACACCGTCATGGTTCATCCCAGATAAAGGAGCCTGCTCAGGGACATCCCCAGCGATAGCCTTAGCTACAGGATTGATGCTCCCACGCATCTCAGCGCGAAGTTTATTTATCGCTTTCCTGTCAAGGTTTCTGAGCTCTTTAGTCACATCAGCGACACCCTGAACGCGCATCTGAGTAGAAAGCAAGGCAGACTCCAATCCTGCCTTCTATTCTATCGCCTACGCTTACGCGGTCTCTGAGCTGCTTTAGCCTTCGCCTCCAGCACCTTCTGAATAGTGAACAACATGCGAGGGTGCAAGTCAGCAAGATCCTGTGGGCTGATACCAGTCTCCACAGCAATCTGTGCAATCATCCAGTGAGCTGAGGAATCCCCCAGCCCCTTGATTATTTTGGGGAGCCTGCCTCAACGCCTTCCACAGACTCAACCCACTTAGGGAACGCATCTTTGGTTTCTCCAGTGCGCTTCAGCACATGCCAGCCCAACCAGAGCAGGTGTGTGATTTTCATGTCCTGGTTTAGGCGCGACACAGACAGATCGTATTCTGCCTCAAAAGCCACAAGGTCAGCAGCAATACCAGTGACCTCTTTGGAAGTACCGTCAAGGAAAGTAAGTAGGAGCGTAAAGTTCATGCTCCTGATACTACCCTAATTTAGGCAGTACCGCGTGTGATTGCACCATCCACAGGCCAGGTCACATCCTGCGTGGCGAGGTCCCCCACATTACTTGAGAAAGGGGTTGTCTGCACACAGAGCGCGTTGAACGAGAAGCTCGGATTTGAACTGCTCACTGCACCGCTAGTGGGCTTGATGACGATAGCCACAGTGCCACCCAGGTTGCTCCACAGGGTTTCATCTACTGAGCCAGTAGCGAAGTCCTGGTGGAAGCTGAGGGTAACGCTGGAGTCCTGCAGACCGCCAATGTATCGGCGTGCAGAGTCACCAAAAGCGGTAATCTCAAGCTGTTCTCTGGAGACATCCAAAGTGACTGCAGCGAGGCTGTCACTGAAGTCAGTGCCCCCAATGGTAATGTCAAAATCAGTAGCTGCGAACTTGGCCACTTTTTCTCCTTATTCCGCGTAAACTATGGCAGAAAACTCAGCTGCCAAGTATTGTTGCTCTCCTAATGTTATCGCACCAATGTTAGTCATCTCCTGCAACCTAACATCAAATGCGTTACCGCCCAGAGTCTTATCTGACTGTAGGGCAGCCTTCACGCCACCAGCACCTGTGGAGGCGTAAGCGTTCAACCTGGTTTGTGCAGTGCGCTCAGAAACGCGCCCCACAATCACAGTAATAGTGAAAGTGTAAATAACCATCCCACCCTGAAACGCCTGATCGTATTGCACATTGTTTAGCTGCACAACAGCGATAGGTGGGGAAGGGTTGTCAGGGAGCTCAGCGCTAGTCCTCAGCCCACTAATCGTTGCAAGGTTAGTTGCCAACCCATCCCTAATATCTGAGATGCTCACGCGAACGCCATCTTCCGAAAGGGCATGAGGAGCTTCTCAACATCAGGATCCACGCGACCCACACGCATCACACCCAAATCACCAAAGCCCATCACACCAGTAGGACTGTCGTACCGTTTGAACTGTCTCATCGAGAGAATGATGCAAGCCTGCTTCACCGCTGTAGGGATAGAAGCCCAGCCCCACACACCAGTGATCTGAATGGAAGCCTCATTAGCGTTCACATTGCGTGGCTCATAAATGGGGAACAGATACTCACCAATAGCGCGTACCTGAGTGTAAGGGGTGCTGATACCACCAGCGATACCGTTGAGAGGGTTGAGCTGGTAGTCAGTTGTCTCCCAGGTCACATCGAACACACCGTCACCATCAGAG